TGCCATTGAAGCCCACCACAGATATTGCCGTGCTTTTTCAAGGTCGCTATCGTGCTGGCCCTTATAGTCAGCCCTTAGGATATACTTGATTGCATTGCCTTTACAGAAGCCAATGAACTCCTCTTTTGTCATTAACTTCTGCATTACCTGTATAGGAGACAGTGCCACATAATGTTTTTGGTCATTCGCATATCCACTCATTAACCTTGCTCCTTTCCCTTGTCATTGTTGATAGGTACATAACATTCGATTTCTGCTCCACAGTGTGTACAAGAAAAGATTGAAACAATCCCTTCTTCGCCATAGTTACCATAATCCTCACCGTCATAGTCAAAATCATTTTGCCATATTATTTTATGACCACACACTGGGCAGCTTGGATTTGCATTACCCATTACTGCACCCACAACCAAAGTACATACCCTACAGCCGCCCAAGGGCCAAAGGCACAAACTATGGCTGCCAAGACAAGGAATAGTTTGAAATTAAAAGTTAAAATACTTCCAATCAAATCAACTAACTTGTTCATTTCCATTCACTCTATACCTCCATAGTTTTCCTGATAGTATGGGCAGAACTGGTTTACACTGCACCAATCCCTACACTTACGGTCAGGATAAGTTTTACTGGTATCCCATCTGTCACGCTTACTACATATAGGTGGAAGCTCTTTGGTCTCCAAGGCGTTCATCAACATATCATATTTCTTCTTCATATACATACGAACCCAGTGACTTGAGATTGGGTGTATTGGAATGAGATAAGCTGACTGTTCAATACCATAGCTCTTAGCAGTTTTATCAATGCCGCCCCGAACAAACATATTTACAAGTATCTTATCTACTTGTAGATTATGTTTCTCCATTAGATATTTATAGTAAGAAAGCTGTATTGCTATCTCACGCACATCACGGACACCGCCCGGCTCAAAGTGCTGTTTCCACTGCTCCGTCCCCTTGTTCTTACCACGGGTAGGAATGTATTTTTCCCATACTGCGTGGTATCCAAGAGCCTTAGCAATCCTGAAAGCTCCAAAGAACTTCCAGTCATACAAGATTTTATTCTTGCAATCATAAGCGTCGAACTGTCCCGATGTAATATCATCCTCAAGTCTTACCTCGGATAACCACCCATTAGGCTGATGTTCCTCAAAAGCCTTATGACTGTTAGTACCAATCATGCTTGCGGTAACTGCCATCGGGTCAATGTAGTAATCATTTACTATCTCAAGGTAAGCAGGTAATGTTGGTTTAATGAGCTGAGTTACACTCGGCTTACCCTTCCACGGTCTTGTGTCTCCTGCTGACAATCTCGCAGGGAGAGCCATACATTGATGGTCACACCCTGCGAAGCAATCAGCGAAGGACACCTTATCACCGTTAGGGCACTTAAATCCTACGGCTGGCATTGGCGTTCCTCCTTAATATAGCTTGATAATTCTTACTTGTTTGCAGCTTCCTTCAGTCTTGCACTTGGCTTAAAGGAAACTTTCTTAACAGACTGTATATTGCAATCCCTGTTCATAATTGGGCTGAACACGGTATAAGCCTTACGCTGTCTTACGCTAAAGCGACCAAAGTTTAGGAGCTGAATATCAATACCCTTGCTGATGAACTCCTCTACTGTCTGAGTCATTGCGTTCAGTGCAACAAGTGCCTTTGCCTGACTAATACCAGCCTTCTTTGCCATTACTTTTACAAATTCTGCCTTTCCAATTACCATAATTTTCATCCTCCTTAAATTTAACTTTGTTACGGTTAATCATAACAGTGATGTTTTATTTTTGGGGGCTTTAATGCCCCCATACAATATCTCTGTTAGTGTTTATAATAACACTATTACGACTAGGTTACAAGTATTATTCTTTAACTTCTACTTCAACCTTCTTATATGCCTCTAAGATTTCCTCAATGCTAATCCCTAAGTCATCGGATACCGACTGAATGATTGCATAAATCATAGAAAGCACATCATTAGCATTACCATCAATACCTACCTGAGCACCGGACTTTCCATCCAATACTGCTACAATAATCCCAGTAGTGCCCTTAGTGTTAATAATTTTGTCTACCATCTTCTCAATGTTCTTCTGTGTCATACTCATTCTCCTTCTAATTTCTCGTGTAATCTACTTGTCTGTGGGTCATACTCAAGCCTAAATATTGTATCAGCACTGCGTACTTCCCTTGCTTTGGTAATCTTTAAGACTGTATCGTACTTCTGTTGCTCTCTATCTATTGGAGATAAAGAAGCATTTAAGGCAGGTCGCCATATCAATATGATATAGTCTGCTGAATTACCTATAGCTCCTGCTCCTGCAAGGTCAGCCTGTGTTGGTTCGTGGAAATTTCCATTAGCCTCTTTACTCTGACTTGCTTTGCGAAGCTGACTAAGCATAACCAAGGTCACGCCCATTTCCTTAGCAAAGGCTTTCATCTGCCTTGCTGTAGCGTCCTGCTCCTCTATTGTGCCTACATTCTTCATATACTGGAAGTAATCCACGGCTACAATATCAACAGGGGTTTCCTTGTTCTGCATAAGTCTTACATAGTCGGCCATATTATCAAAGGTAAGACTGTTCTTCTCGACAATAAACAAGTTTTTCCTGAGCTTCTCAATGATGAAGTTATAAGTCTCAGGGTGTTCCTTGATGTACTTCAGCACAGTATGTCTAGGAACTTCCACAATCTTTGCTACTATGACCTTCATAATATCTTCTATTGGCATTTCCATAGAGAAGAATAAGACTCGCTTGTTCTCTACTATGCACCAATGAAGTATCCACTCTGTCAACATATCGGTCTTACCTGAGAAACTATACGCTCCAAGAACTATTACATTCTTCTTGGTGAACTGTATTGTCCTGTCGATATTGTCAAACCCAGTGCCAAATGTTTCTTCTTCGTGTTTGTTTTGCAGCTTCATAAATGCTGACTCGATAGAAACTACATCACGCATTTTCTCTACTGCCGTGTCAGTCTGCACATTTAAAAGCTCACGCACCAATGTTATATCCCTGTCCCAAGTCTTTGCTAAAAACTCTGCAATATCAGCACGGGTCATTGGGTTACGAACTGTCTTCATAAACTCAATGATTGCATTTTCCTGCATATCTCTGTCAGGCTCATTAGCAATCAACTGTCTTACACAGTACAAGTCTATAGACTCATAGGTACAAGCCGTGGCTATTTCTTTTCCTGCAACAATAAGGTCATTAAAATCCTTGAACCCATCAGGGATGACTGCAACTTTAACAACGATATTAGGTGCTTGCTTGCGGAACAAATCTCTTGCCCTTTGAACAAACTTACTTGCCTTACCATCATTGTCAGGACACAAAACCACCTTGGCTTTCATTGGTGTAACTATATCTTTAATTTTTTCAATGTGCGACTTGCCCACTGAGATACCGCAATATGCTACACAACAGTTACCCTGTTGAATTGCCGAGATTGCGTCTAAAGCTCCTTCGCAAAGCATTAGAGTCTTAGTGGCCTTGAGGAACTTCTGTGCCTGTGGGAGTCCAAATAAGAACTCACCCTTAACAAAAAGCCCATCAATGTTTTTACTGTTCTTATACTTTGGAGACTTGTCAAAGAACCTATATAGGAAGGCTACACATCTTCCCCATTCATCTTGCATTGGAATGGACAAGGCTGACAGTTTCTCACTGTAGCCAAGTCCAAAGTTTTTAATGCTATCATCGGTAATCCCACGGTTATGTAGATACTCAACGATGTTAGGGAGCTTCTTTTGCATAGCTCTAGCCCACACAGTATTACGCTTAACAATTTCTTCCTGTTTACGGTATTCGTCGCTATCGTTAATCGTAATCCCGAAGTCTTCACACAGTTGGTGTACTGCGTGGTCAAAGGAAACACCGTCACGCTCCATTACGAAGTTGATTATGTTGCCTCGACTTCCACAGGAGAAACAATAATAGGTATTAGTGTCGGGGAAAATTACAAACGATGTAGGATTTTCCCCATTATGTATAGGACACTGACACC